GATCCCACATTCATCATAGAGATAAGTCTAGCGATTTTTGGGAAGGATATGAGCAACAGTTTGCTTGTGTTTGGAATGAAGCATTTGAGAAATCAGACGCAAAGGAGAGAGCTAAGACAGCTTCGGAGTTGTTGACAGCGTGTGAAGACGGAACGTTCCCATTAAATATGGCCTTTGATCAGAAAGGTAAAGCGTTTTTCAATTCATATTTAGCAATAGTTACTTCCAATCTCGCAGATAAAGAGATTGCAGGTAAGAGCGGAATGAGTGCCCCTCAGGCACTTGTTCGTCGTCGAACGTTACATTTAGAAGTACAGAAAGACAAGTTTTTTAGCGAACAAGAAGGAAACTTTGATGAAGCTTGGAAATTTATACTTAGAGTACCAGAGATTGGTGATTTTAAAAGTGCCTTTGATTTAGGTACACCTGACCCCTGGAAGAAGAGGGCAAAGGAATCACATACTCAATCAGTGATTATGCGATTTTCGGATGTTGTTAAGTGTTTGTCGACACAGATTCGTCAGCGAATCTCTAAGCGATGTGATAAAACTCAGTTTATGAGAGAGTTTGATTACGTCGGTTATGTTAATGAGCATGAAGGAGTTGGAATAGCAGAAGCAGGTCCGCCTTCCAGAATTCAAGAATGGCAGGAGGATAGAAAGAAGGATGTGAGACCCCCTATTCCCCCGAGAAGAGGGATTAAGAGGACTCAGGGAACAATTTCTTTGAGTGGACAAGATCCACCCCTAACTAAAAAGTATGAAGCGCAGATGTTAGGCACATGGTTTTCTTCGGAGATATACAAACCAAGGTTGAAGTGGGTCCACCATGTACATGGGGCCCCATATAGAGAAAGTGGGTCGCCCTTTTTGGATAATGATGTGGATAGAGAATCCTATCAAGTTAGACAGTTGAGGGAACGGTATGATGTTACGTTCAAAGCCGAACTCATACCAGAACAACACAATTCAATAGCTAAATTTAAGACTATTTTGGCCCCTTTACAAATATCGCATTGCGCGAAGACAAGGAGGCAGTATTTTAGGATTTTTAAATATTTGTTATTAGGAGTAGAGTATGCAGATTTGAATGAGCATGCCAGTAATCAGATAACTAAGATTCTGGCGTGCAATGGTATTCCTCTGAAG